CCCGCCCATCGTGTCACGAATCACATCGTATTGTTGTTTGCCCAGTACAATAAGCCTACGCAATGCCACAGTCTGTTCTTCTGCTTCTTCAAGTTGTTCTTCTTCGACGTTCTTCGTGAAGCCGAACGCGAACTTGGCCGCGCCGATTGCAGTCTCGACAGAAGCACCAGCAACGGCCCTGTCAACTTCAGACTTTGCAGCACCCTTTGCATCAAGCGGAGCGCGTGCAGCCTTTGCCGCTGCTTCTTGTTGCCTGAGTGTTCTTGATAGCCGCTCCATTTCCAAAATCATTGACGGGTCAACTCCGGCACGCAAGAACTCCATGCGCTGCACTGAGTCCTTCGACATTCCAAACGTGCGAATCTGCTTCTCTAATTCTTCGATGTACTTTGCGGCTGATACCGTGGCTTTTTCCAAGTCTGCATTCATCCCGCTGTGTGCATCACCCAAACTTTTGACAGCCACCTCAGCGTTGTTCGCAGCCTTCATTTCTTCGACAAGTGCATTGGCAAAGTTCATGACAGAATCGCCCCAGGAATCACCAAGCGCATCATCCATCAGTTCATTGAAATCTGATTCTGCTGCACGCTCCATTTCCAGGGCAATGGCCTTGATGTCTTGCTGTGCCTTCCTGGCAGCCTTGCCCCAGTCATCATCAAGCAGTTCTATGACAGTAACCAATGCCTCACCCATTATTGTTGAAAAGTAGTACAGCCACTGTGATGCCAGCCACCGCACTGTTGTGGCAATAAACTTCAGCCCGTTCACAAGCGCGTGAACAATGTCCAGCACAAACGCTACAGCCTTTGCAATCCCCAGGAAGGCATTCACAGCAATGACACCAGCCCCGCCCTGCTCTTTGGCCCAGTCAACTACCATCCTGGTCAACTTTGTGATGGCGGGTGCAAGAATCACAAGTACATGTTGTGCTGCTGCTGTGATGGTTTTGCTGAATGCTGTGAAGGCATCGTTCATACTCTCAACACTTTGAACACCCGGCCCCTGGAGCGTCAGGCCCAGGTCATGCGCTTCATTCATCATGGCACGCAAACCTTCTTCGCCATCAGCCATCATGTTGACAAGCGCAACACCTTCAGAGTCAAACAACTTCATTGCCAATCGAACACGATCAGCCTGTGTTTCAGCACCACCCATTGCCCTTGTGACTTCAACCATTGCTTCAGAAACAGGTATCTTTGTCAATGCTTTGGCATCAAGGCCAAGTTCCTCAAGCGCGCCCTTTGCTTCACCAAACCCATGACTTGCCTCACTGACACGCCGAACCATTCGCTGCATTGCCATGTCAAATGTTTCAACAGTCACGCCAGACAATTCAGCAGCGTGACGCATGGCAATCAATTCTTCGGTTGTCATGCCAAGACGCTTTGCAGCCTTGCCCACCTTGTCGATTGAACTTGCCAATTTCTTTCCTAGTGCAACGACAGCAACCACACCAATGCCAATTATGAGCGTTTTCATTGAAGTCAGTGTTGTGAATGTTGACTTGATGCCAGTTGCGAACCTGGCAACAGATCCCTGTGCTGTTTTCAAGCCTTTGCGCAATGGCCCCGAATTGGCGCGTAGATTGATGAACAGGTTGCCGATTGTTGCCGCCATCACTTATCCCCCTGGCCGAACGCACCCTTCAGTGTTTCCAGCATCTGTGTTTCTGTCTGTTTCGGCTTTGTGTAGTACGGCATGAACTCGTTTGGTTTGAATGCTGGCCGGTTCTTGCCCCTGTTCACGTTTGCAATGGTTGACGCAATGATGCCCGTGCGCAAGTCCTGGCGTGTGTCGCCTATAGTTTCGATATAGGTGTGGTATGCCACCCATTCTCCAAGTTCCCTGGAATCCATAGATTCCAACAGTTGCCGCACGCTCATTCCAAGCGCAAGTGCCAGTGAGAAATAGAACCGCCTGGGATTCCCAGGCCGGTTCAGTTTCCCGCCAATTCCTCAACGGCATCCTCACCTATACCGTTGAGCCGCTGCGCTGCCGTGAATATACGATTCAGTGCAAGCGCAGATTTGCGGCCAAGTTCCTCAATGTCAGACTGAGTGAACAAACGGTTTCCTTCGTCATCAACACAGCACAGGGTTGCAAGCCTGGCACGCAAGTTGTCCATGTTTGATGATCTGTTCTGCCCCTTCTCATCGAGCAGTGAAGCCTCGAACCTGTCGCGCTCCTGGCCGGTCATGGTGGAAACAAGTACATGCCCACCCCATTCAGGAACGTCCACCTGTTCAGTTGGCCTGTCATCAACAGACAGGATTGCATCGCGCGTCAGACTTGCCATACATCTACCCTTTCATCATGCTGTTGCAAGCGTGAGTGTTCCGTTTGTACGAATTGACATGCTCGCTGTCAGTCGATCTTCCATTTCAGCAGTTACGCCGAACGATTCAACAAAGCCATCAAATGACGCTGTTGAAGTATCAGACCAGGTGATTTTGAACGAGTGTTCTGTCCCTGCCGTGATGGCAGAAGTCATTGCATCGTGTCCCGTGTTGCCTGGGTCGTACTGTATTTCGACATCGACCGTGCCTGAATCATAGAAACCGCCGGCGATGAACTCTCGCGCCGTTGATCCCATGTTCGTTGTTTCGATCATTGGCCTGGACAGATTCGGACCACCTATGCTGATCACTTCACCAAACGAAGTGGAAGGCGTGCCCCCTGCCGTGCCGTATACAAGTGTTGCCCCATGTCCATCAATTGCCGCCATAACTCATACCCCTTGCAACTATGTTGCTGATTGATAACCCATTCTGAAATCAAGCACGACATGATGCGTGCCACGTTCACCAGCATTTGCTGGTGGTGAAAACTCATCGCTGGATGACAAGTGCCGTGTCGAAGTAACAACAACGCTTGCCTCTGTTCCGCTGTATCCCGTGATTGCAAGCCTGACCTTCTCAGCCAAATCCTTCACATCGCTGTATGACTTTGACATGCAATCAATTGAAAATCGTGCATACGTCAAAGCCGAATGGCCGTCGTTTGATTCTTGGGGATCAGACATCACCAATTCGTACACGATGGCCGGCAGGTCTTGGCCTGAAGGAACAACAATGGGAAACACCCTGGTTGCAACAATATCAGTGACATCTGATGATGACCTGATACGATTTCGCAATGCGTGTTCAATGTCTGCCATTGCCTAATCCTTGGCGACCATCGCGCCGCCGCTGAATGACTTGCCTGTGCCAGTGAACTTCATTGCACCCAGGCCAGATGCGTATGCCTCGACCTGCTGCCGCATCACTCGCTGAAAAAACCCGATTGCTTTGCGCCTGTTCTTCTCATACGTTCGTGTCATGAACCGCCTGGCAGCAATGTTTCCAACAACCCTGCCGGCATACGGTCCTGATTTGACAGTTCGGATTGCTGTACCGAACTCAAAGAAGTGTGCCCACCACGCCGACTTGCCTTTGCCTTTCTTGTAGTTGACAAACAGCCTGCCTTCAATGGGCCTGCCCTTCTTCGCATTGACCTTCGTTTGAATTGCCATTTGCAGGTTTTCAGACTTGTCTGATCTGGAAATCATGCGTGGAGCCTCTTTGCGTGCCTTGGTACGCAGCACACGCATTGTCTGGCTTGCAGCAGTACGCCGGAACTTGCGTTCTACCTTGCTTTCGAGTTTTGCCAACGCACGCACAAGTGCCTTGTCACCGTGCAGCGAGATAGCACCAACAGCCCTAGCCATTAGACTTCCTCCCTGCACATCATTTCCAGGGATACATCACGCTCCCTGAAGTTCCTGACAGACTGGATTTCAAACGTCCTGCTGGAGTGTGTGATTCGATCCTTGGGTTCCACCCCAGTCAAAAACCTGGTTGTGATCTTGTGCGTGACCATCGCTCCAGACTGCTGTGCATTGATCAGTTCGTTCCCAGTCAGCGGTTCAATGGATGCCCATACTGTGGCAGTGTTCGACCAGGAGAAGTCGATTTCACCGAAATCGTCCGTGGTTTCTGCACGGTCCTGTATCGTCACGCGATGTCGTAGCAATCCCGCTCTCATGCGTATTCTGGAACCTTGTATTGCCAAAGCAGGGATTCAACTGCAAATGGAACCGCCCCTGCGCTTGTTCCGATGATGTATGGCTCCCTGGTTTCATAGAAGTG